AATGGATCTCTCACCTTGAGCACTTGGCGCTCTCTGCGGAGCGAGAATCAGACCAATTGAGAGCCGTTGAGACCCTGATTAAAGCTGAGGGCTGGGCGCAGCCAGAAAAGAGCGAAGTTGTGACCTTTGCAGGCAATTTTCTTGCGGATTTAAGCCTAGATGAGCCCATTGATGAGGTTAAAGTGCTAGAGCCAGGCTCCAAGCCTATAGAAATCAACGACTTACACTAGGGTGCCTGTACCTTCCAAAGGTACTTGTCATCTGTACCCCTGCATAGAAAGGCGAACAATATCAACGACTTAGCGGTTTTGGATGGATGGGGGGGGATAGAAGAGGAAGGAGGCGCGGTCGTCCGCATATCTGGTTCCATATGGCTATACACAGTAACCAGACCCGTTTTTTGGGGGGCGGTCTTTCTCACCTCACTTTGCAAAAAAATCAGAAACCAAAAATTTGAAAATAGGAAATATTGAAAATGGCTACACCGGCAAAAGGCAAGGCAAAAGTAAAAGTCACCTCTAGCGGCAAGCGTGTGAGCTATGGGCAGAGTGGCAAGGCTAAAGGTGGTGGTGCAAGGGTTAAGCCTGGAACGTCTAAGGGGGACTCCTACTGCGCTCGTAGCCTAGGTATCAAAAAGGGCTTGCCTAAGGCTAAGCAAGACGACCCAAACACCCCTAACAATTTGAGCAGAAAGCGCTGGAAATGCTCTGGCGCTAAATCTAGGAGATCGTAATGAGCTTATACGCCAATATCCATAAAAAACGCGCTGCCGGTAAGAAGATGCGGAAGAAAGGCGCTCCAGGGGCTCCTACAGACGCTGATTTCAAGCGTTCCGCTAAGACTGCTGCGAAGAAGAAAAGCCCTGCGCGAAGCAAAAAGGGTTAACCGTGGACGCTGTGCAATTACTGTCGCAGCTGTGGGCTCCTTTGGTTGGCGTGACGCTCTTGATCTACACGATTAGCCGCTTGATCGGTGATGTGGAGACGCTGAAGAGCAAGGTCGAGGTTCTGTTCAACCTGTTCAACGCCATGAAGGATAAGAAGGACAAGGACAACTAGAGGCTCTGTAAGGGCTTTAGGAGATGACATGGAGCAATTACTGATATCGCTTGAAACAGCCGCCAAATCGCTTGATATGCCGCTTGAGGTGTTCATCGACGAGGTACTTCCTGCTTTAGATGTCTACTGTTGCGGTGATGCTGACTACATTCGACCAGATGATTTGTCAGGTCTTATCGATACGGTGTTCGGGCAGGATTTTGAAGGGGTCGTTATCGAGTTATTTCCGGACAAATCCGAGTAATTCTCTGGCTTTAAAGGCTATTAATTACTCTTATCTGCTTGATATTTATCGAGTTTAATAATAGCGTACCCTAACTTGCCACTTTTTAGGCTAATAGATGACTAATTCAACCATTAGATTAGAGCGATTTTGCTACCATCCAGGTGGAACATTGGGTGTTATCAAGATAGAAGAAGAAACTTTCTACACGATTGAGCGCCCTTGGCTTGAAAATCAGGTCAACGTCAGCTGTATCCCAACAGGAACCTACGATTTAGAGCGACGGGACTCTCCGCGATTTGGGGAGACTTGGTACTTACCCGATGTTCCGGATCGTTCATGGATTCTAATGCACGTTGCCAACTTCCCCTCTGACGTTCAGGGGTGTATCGGTATTGGCACAAGCCTAATGTCAGATCGAATAGCAGTCAGTAACAGCCGCACGGCGCTGAAGGCGTTCGAGTCAATTACGGTTGGAAAAGAATGGAAGATGACGATCGTCAATGCGGAATATGCGGCGTTGTAAAGCATAGAAGCCAGTTTGATAAGAGACACGGAAGAGTTTGCAGGAAGTGTTTATCCGACAGGATGAGGTTCAAGAGGTCTGGCAGCATCAAGATGTCTCTGAATCACAAGCTGACCAAAGCCAAGGGTCGGAAGAAGTTTAGCGTTGACATTAGCGTGGAATATCTTCTTGAACTGTGGGAATTCCAAAAGGGGCTTTGCGCCGTAACAAAAATTCCAATGATCACTACAGACACGGATTCCGATCTTGGTGTGAGTATAGACCGGCTCGACAACGACAAGGGCTATATCGTGGGCAACGTCAGACTGACCTGCGCCCGAGTAAATTTAATGAGAAACACCCTCAGCGATTCAATGCTGTATTGGTGGGCGTCTGCAATAAGCACGGGAATTTATGAAGATTGAAGATGCGGCGAGAAAGCTGAAGAAAGACTTTCCTTTATATGCCAAGAATATCCTCAAGATTGTAACCAAAGAGGGCGAATCCAAGCCGTTTATCTTAAATCCTGGTCAAAAATGGATCCATAACAGGCTTGATCAGCAGCTTGAGACGCAAGGGAATATCCGCGCATTGGTCCTGAAAGCCAGGCAAGTAGGTATATCAACCTATGTTGAGGGGCGTTTTTTCTGGAAAATCACACAGAATCACAACGCTAATGCGTTTGTACTGTCTCACTTAGCGGAATCCACCAACTCTATCTTCAACATGGTGCGATACTTCTATGAGAATATCCCCCACCCCGCTTTCCAGCCGCCTTTAGATAGTCAAACTGCGACCACCCTAACCTTCTCAGGAATCAATTCTAGATACCGAGTGGGTACAGCGAGGAGTACGCAGACAGGTCGGGGGCAAACCAATCGATTTGTTCACGGATCTGAGGTGGCGTTCTACCCTGCTGGCTCGGATATTGTCGCCGGTCTTTTGCAGACCGTTGGTGGTAAGAATTCCGAGGTTGTCCTAGAGAGCACGGCGAATGGTGCTGGCGGTTGGTTTTTTGACCAGGTCATGAAGTCTTTGCGCGGCGAAACGGAATGGGTCACTTGTTTCATACCTTGGTTCTGGATGCCAGAGTACAGGCGGAAGCCCTCCCCTTACTTCGAAAGCACTCCAGAGGAAGACAAGCTTGCGAAGCTCTACAACTTAGATGACTCTCAACTGGCGTTCCGTAGATCAAAGCTAGACGAGCTAGGGTCCAATGATCTGTTCAGGCAAGAGTACCCTTCCAATCCTGTAGAAAGCTTTTTGACCAGTGGTCGGTGCTTTGTTGAGGACGCTCACCTAACAGAAGCAGAGCAGAATTGTTATTCGCCCGATTTTTCCGGAGATTTTCAGAACGGCATCCTGATCAGCAGAACCTCTGGACCGTATCGGGAGTGGATCCCTCCTGTCAGAGAAGAAACTTATACGATTGGCGTAGACGTTGCTGAGGGGCTGGACCACGGGGATTACAGCTGCGCTCAAGTCCTTGATTCGCTGGGCAACCAAGTCGCTTGCTGGCATGGGCATATCGATCCTTGGGAATGGGGCAACGTGGTTGGTCAGATTGGCAGGCGGTACAACAACGCTTACGTTGTCGTCGAGCGAAACAATCACGGCTTAACTACCCTGCGCCGATTACAGGAAACCAATTACTCAAACCTCTTCGTAGAAAGCTCAGTCGATGGCGCCTACGGGGACCGGCTTACTAAGAGAGGCGGTTTCCTAACAACGTCAAAGACTAAACCGTTGATCATTGATAACTTGGCGGCGTTGATTCGGCAGCACGAAAGTGGGGTTGCAGACCTCAGTCTTGTGAACGAATTACGGACGTATGTTATTGATGATAAAGGGAGTTACAATTCTCAATCGGGATGTTATGATGATAGGGTAATGGCTTTTGCTATTGCACTGCATGGACTTGCTTCTATGCCTCGCTCGAGGCACCGCGTTATTCAACGACGATTCAATTCAATTGACTCAGTTGCGGGATATTAATGGAAGCAGAAATTATAGAGTTTGACCCAGAGAATCTTGATGGAACTCAAGAGTCTGATTTAGCCAATCTTGGGGCTCGCTTAGCGTCGGTTTTTCAAGAGTACAAAGATGCTCGGAAAGAAACTGAAAACCAATGGCTGAAAGACCTCAGGCAATACAACGGTCATTACGAGCCCGAGGTATTGGCTCGCCTGAACGAAGCTGGCTCAAGATCTAAAGTCTACGTTGGTCTAACTCGAACCAAGGTCATGGCGGCTTACTCGCGCATCATCGATCTGTTATTCCAGAACGGTGATATCTACTTCGGTATCGAGCCGACGCCCATCCCTACTATCGATCCGCTGAAAGCAATGCAGATGCGTCAGATGGCTGCTCAGCAGGTCATGAGCGCTAGCGGGATGATGGATCCGAACATGAATCAGGATCTCATCCAAGCACGGATGGCAGAGCTTGAGGAAGAGTTGAAGGACGTTGAGCGGCAGATTTCTAAAGACGCGGCTGAGCAGATGACCATCGAGATTAAAGATCAGCTGCTCGAAGCTAATGCAGAGCAGAAGCTGAAAGAGTCTATTCTCGAAGCTTGCATATTTGGCAGCGGCGCCGTTAAGTCAGGGACTGTCCGAATTGACCGTAAGCAGTCATATTCAAAGACGCTAGACCCAGAGACTGGAGAAGAGGCGTTTGTCCTTAGCCAAGTCGAAGAGGCTGTGCCAGAAATTCAAAGCGTTTCTATCTTTGACCTATACCCAGATCCTCACTGCACGAACCTTGAAGACTGCGACGGTTTATTCCGTCGTCATGTATTGCCCCGCAAGCAGTTTCGAGCGTTGGCAGATCTTCCTGGCTTCGACGGCGAGATGGTGCGTTACCTTCTAAAGGTTAATCGTAAGGGGAACCATACAGAGGAAGACCACGAAAAAACTCGCAGACGGATTGCAGGTATCAACGACCACGGCGAATCAAACCGTTACGAGGTTTTCGAGTACTGGGGTTCTGTTGATGGGTACGAGCTGCGTGATCAGGGCATGGAGTTACCTGAAGGGGCTGACCCTGCTGACGACTTCAACGCCTGTGTTTGGTTTTGTTCCGGTAAAGTTTTAAAAGTCATGCTTAACCCCATCAAGGGTTATTCGATTCCCTACCAGATCTTCCCATATGAACGGTCTCCGCATCAGTTCTGGGGGACCGGCGTACCTCGAATGATGAGGGACTCTCAGACGACCATGAACGCAGCCACTAGAATATGGCTCGATAACATGGCGTTAAGTAGTGGTCCCATGTTGGAGGTCAATACAGACTTGCTAGCAGCAGGAGAAGACCCGACAGACATTCACCCTTGGCGAGTATTCCTCCGAGAGGGTGGAGACGGTTCTATGCCTGCTGTGAGATTTTACCAGCCCATTGCTAACGCTAACGGATTAAACCAAATTGTTGAGCTGTTCAGGCGTTTTGCAGACGAAACAACGTCTCTTCCAAGTTATACTCACGGAGAGCAAAGCCGTAGCTTAAACAAGACAGCTACGGGCATGAGCATGCTGATGGGGGCTGCTAACGTAGCCTTAAAATCTACCATCAAGAACATAGACGATTTTCTTTTAGAGCCGATGATCAGGTCGATCTTCCATTTCAATATGGAATTTAGCTCTAACGAGAAAGCAAAGGGTGATCTCAAGATTATCCCTAGGGCGAGCACTGCCCTAGTTCAAAAGGAAGTGCAATCTCAGCGACTACTTCAATTCTTGTCGCTTGTATCAAACCCCATGGACTTGGCTATTGTGGATCGACCACAGCTTTTGCGTGATATCGCAAAGAGCATGGACATCGATCCTGATGAAATCATTAAGTCACAGGAGAGAATGCAAGCTGAACAAGCACTCCAAAATCAAATGCTCGGTGGAGCAAGCGAAGGCGGTCCTGGAACTGAGGGTGAGGCAGGAGGCATGGTCCCTGCTATCTCAGCTCCTGGAGTACCGATTGGCTGATGCTCACCAGCATTTAGAAAACTGCGACGAAAAAGAATTTAAGTTTCAGCAAGGGCGGGTTTTCGAACTGCGCCACATGCTGGAGCTAGAAGGCACGGCAAAAGCTGTGCTTGAAAAGCAGCGGACCCCGAGAGGGATATCCGCGATTGATTAACGGACATCCCTTGCGGACCCGTGGAGAGAAGGATGATTAGTAGAAACGACCCAGAGCGACTAGAAGCTGAAGCAAAAGAGTTGTTAGAGCAATACAGCAAAGCGGCACAAGGAACCCTCGAGGAGACTGAAGCGTCTCCAGAACAAGAGGACACTCTGAAGGCTGAAGAGCAGTTTGATCAAGAAGCCCCCGAGTCAACGGACACGGCTGAGACTGATGCGGATGAGGCTCCTCAAGAGGAACAAGAACGCGGCGAAGATTCCGAAACGAGGACTGCTTTAGAAAAAGCAGAAAAAGCGATGAAAGGCGCACAGGCGAGAATGACCAGAGCTACGCAAGAGGCTGCGGAATTGAAGAAGCAAAATGCTGATTTATTCCAAGCTCTTACAGAACTCAAAGGTCAACTTGTGGACAAGGAGCGGGACAACGAAAAACTGCAACAGCTAAGGGAAGAATACCCAGACGTTGCTGGACCTTTGTTGGACGAACTCCAAAGGACGCAAGACGAGGTTAGAAGTACTCAAGATACTATGAAAGCTCAGGAGCAGCGACAATTTGAAGAAGTGAAGAAACAGTCTGTTGCGGAGCATTTTGCTCGTATCGAGGCGATTCATCCAGATGTAAGTGAACTTACGCAAACATCTGATTGGGCGCTTTGGTTAGAAGAGCAAGATGGACAAACCCAGCAATGGATTGAAAGCGGATCTTCCAATGACGTCAACACTGTCCTGAACAACTTTAAAGAGTATATGGGTATCAGACCTCCAACGCCGCAAGAGCGAGCATTAGAGCGAGCAAAAGGGGTTGCAGAACCCAGGTTGCCAAAGGCTCGAAAGCAAAACGTAAATGGCGATAAGAAGACTTGGTCTGTTGATGACATTATGCGGATGCCCAATCAAGAATTTGAGAAGCATCAGAACGACATTTTGAAAGCAATGGAAAAAGGAGCTATTCGCCGTTAATTAAAATTATCTCTTGTGAGGACTTTTTATTATGGCATTTCCAACTTACTCTTCGGGACAACAAGCGTTTATCCCAGAAATTTTTAGCAAGCTTTTGCAAGCTAAATTTTACAAACAGTCTGTTTTACCAGCTATCAGCAACAACGACTACGAGGGTGAAATCTCTGGTCAGGGCGATAAGGTAAACATTCGAACCGTACCAGCTGTAACTATTAATAATTACACTGGCACCGTCACTAACCAAGACCTTACTTCCAGCACAATTGAGCTGTTAATTGACCAGGCGAAATATTACTCGTTCAAGGTCGATGACATTTTGGCTGCTCAAGCGGACGTAAACATGCTCGAGGCTGCATCTTCTGATGCCAGTGAAGGTATGCGGATTGCTGTTGAGACTGACGTATTAAGCAGTGTCGTAACTGGCGCAACCACGGTTGGCGCACAGGCTACTATCACTTCTAGCAACATTCTCGCGGCAATCTTGGATCAAGCAAAAGCGCTAGATGAATTGAACATTCCTGAAGAAGGAAGATTCATTGTCTTGAGCCCTGAGTTTGTTTCCATGCTGAAGCAAAGCGAACTCCGTCAAGCTTACTTGACTGGAGACGACACCTCTCCTTTGCGTAACGGCAAAGTCGGAATGGT